GTCAGCTGAAACGGATAACCTAAAAATAAAAACTTTTTGCTTGTCTAAAAACTTTTTCATTAAATCAAGATGTTCTTTCTTTCCATTTTTATCATAAAATGATAGATTCAAAACTTGCTCAAAAAGTTTTTGTTGAATTGCATCCAATTCAATTATAGATTCTCTGACCATTTCGGAATCAAAAAATCTACTCATAATACTATCTCCTTTAAAATTTGCTTAAATTTAGACTCATCTATATTTAGAAATGGTTTATATTTTTTTATTTTAAAACTTACGGTTTCCCACACAGGGTCTGTGAGTTTTTTATCAAAATGAGAAACATAACCCAAGATTGAATCTAAAATTACAAGTGTTTCTAATGTAATTGCTCCTTGCAAATACTTTTTCAATATCTCTGGATGCTTATTTGCTTTGCATTCAAACAAAGAGTCTAAGTTTTTATTGCCAATAAAAACTTCACTTTCTGTTTTAAACATATAAGACAAACTTTGATATCTTTTTAACCACTCTAGATAATTCTTTTCCCCATTAGAAATTATTTCACCTATCCATAATGATTGAGGGTCAGTGCATTCTATAAAACTAGCAACAAAATAGCATTTTATTTCAACATCACTTTTTTGTCTTGATAATTTTTCAAAAAAATATCTATCTTTTCTTTTGTGGAAAGAATCAAGACTTGCTCTTGATCTTCCACAATATTTAAAATAATCATATCCCTCTTTTGTGAAATGATTTTTTATTGATAGATAAGTTTTATATACATCAAAAGGTGTCACAATTTAAAAATTCAAAGTTGCTCTACTAGTCTTTTTGAGGAAATTTAATTTTGTTGCTTCATATTTAAGTTTTTCTTTGAGTGGTTTAGAAATTAACTTTGGGACTGTTTCTATTTCTATTGAATTATCATCGCAATAAGTAAGTATTGCATCGATATAACTAATCTTAGAAATTTTTACAATTTTTTCAATGTCTTGAGCAAATTTTTGCGGACATAAAAACTTATCCTTAATTACATCTTTTATGTTATTTTCCATGTTAATTAAGTTTACTGTTAACAAACTCTCTAATGTATTTGGTGAGCAACTTAATATATTTTTGTTTATCGTATTCTTCATAGACAATACATTCTCCATTTTCACATGCCATTAAGATAACAAATTTTTTAACTGGGATTCCAGTCAATTCATAGAGCATACAAGCGTACGCTGCACACTGCACAAAATAATGCTCAATCCATTCAACTGGTTTGGGTTTTTTAGAAGTTTTAAAATCTATGACTGCTAATTCACCATTATACTCTGCTATGCAATCTACAGTTCCTGCAATACCAAGAATCTTACTATACAGTGAACTTTCTAAAGCATGAATATTATTTATTTTATTTAATTCTGGTTTTGCTATTTTAAATAAGAAAGTTGATAGTGGTTGAACTTCGGGTAACTGTAGAGAGTTATAAAGATAATTCTCTACTAAACTATGCATATCAGTACCACGACTTGTTGCTTGTCTTGTAATTTTGTCTGCTTCCGCATCTCCTACTTTTTTCCTCCAGTTAGCAAAAAACTGTCGATTTTTGTGAGATGTTACAGAAGTAATAGAAACAAATCTAAGGAGTTCTCCATCACTTGGAATTTTATAATATCGAACTCCATCTATTGTTTCCCTTTCCAATTTTGGTAGATCTAAATCAATATGATTAAATCTACCTTCCATTTTTAAATTACTAGACATTCAATCCAGATTCCATTTTTGCGACTAGGTATTCTTTAACAAGTCCAGAACGAACAATATCATCAATACCAAATTCAATTATATCAAAAGATGGCATTTTTCTCAAGATATCCATAAAATCACTAATTCCATTTCTTTCATTTGATTTAGTCAAATCCGATTGAGATGCATCCCCACAGAACATAATTTTGGAATCTTCTCCAATACGAGTAATGATTGAATCAAGTTCATGAAAATTCATATTTTGAAATTCATCAACGATAACAATTGAGTTATCCAATGTTGTTCCACGAACAAATGAAGTACTCCAGAATTTGATTGTTTCTTGTTGCTTTAGATTTCCATAAAGCATTTCAAAATCTGTTTCTGTTGGAAGTTGGAACATGTATTTAACCATGTTCTTATAAGGAATTTGATACAAAGAAGATTTATCTTCATGATCACCTGGAAGAAATCCAATTTCTCTAGTAGCTACAAGAGAACGAACAATATAAATTTGCTCATATGGAGTGATTTCATTTAAAACTTCCCTCAAAGCATTATACAAAGTGATAAAAGTTTTTCCAGTTCCTGCTGCACCGTATGCAACTAAATGTTTTCCCTTTGAATACGAATCAAAAAGTTTTTTTTGATTCTCTGTTAGTGGTTCTATATTAAGTAGAAGATCCGAATTCAAAGGTCTTTTTCTTTTCATTTGTTTAGCAGTCATGCCAACACCAATAGGTTGGTCCGAATTCCTTCTTTTTCTTGCCATTAAATCTTTCCTACTGTAGCACCAGGCATTTTAGAAGCTCTAGTCAGAACTTCATTCCATCCTGGTTTTGATTTTGCGAGTTTATCTTTCCATTCACCAACTTCACCACTTCCAGGGCAAGTTGATGGGTCGGACCAGTCTCTATCCCAGTCTGGGTTTTCTTTTTTCCACTGGTCCCATTCGTGAACACTCATTGTCACTTCTTTTTGCTCACCAGTCTCTTTATGAATAACAGGATAAGTTGCCATATGTTATGAAATCACGATAATAATATTTATTCTATAGTAATAGAAGGTGCATCAGAACATTCTGGACAATTTTCTGCTTCCCACCCAAGTGCTTCTGCAATGTCTGGAAACTGACAGATAAAGACACACCGTGCTGCCTCAGCAATCTCCATATGTTCTTTTTGAGTGCCGTGAGCAGAACGTAGGTCAATGTAATGGATCCATGACCTTATAGAGCCCTTCATGTAAATACGGGTTGGTGTTGCGAGTGGAAGCACAAATCTTGCACATTCTTTCGCAACTCCTGCATCGAGCATCTTATCGTAAAGACGTTGAGACTCCTCAAAGTGTTGCTCAATCATTCCTTCAAACTTTTCACGTACATGTTCATCCAAATCATTGGTTGAGTTCTGACGGTTCTTCTCGTCCTGTCTGCGAAGTTCAGGTACTTCAGGAAGTTCGGTCAGAAGTTTAGTATCTGCATACCGTTGCGAAAATTCTTGAAATACGAAGGACCTATGACGAAGCACTTGCGCTGCTATACCACGAGTAGTATTAATCTCAAGGGTCATATCTGCTTGCTCGAAGATAGACCAGTGGTTTTGTTTAATACAATACCGAAGAAGTCCTGCAGCAGTATCAAACTTAAGTTGATTATTTGGATTACTTACACGAGCAGTATATGTAATCACTTCTTGTGCAGATTTACCTGCAAGTTCTCCTGCACCTTGAGTAACAGAAATCAATTTAACAATAGGTTTATTCTGGGTAGGCATCATCATCTCCGTCATAAAAAACTTCGTCGTAATCTGTTATTTTTGGCTCTTGTTGCCTTTTATATGTCTCTGTATCAGAGTATATTTCGGACTTCAGAGAATCAACCAAAAGTTCTAAATTACGGACAATTAGTTTAAGTTTGTCCTTGTCCATAAGAATGTATTCTCTCACTGCATTTTACACAAAAAAAGAGAGGAAGTCAAATAACTCCTCTCTCCAATTTATTATCTTTTTTTATTATAAATTGGTTCAATTTTTAGCATTTTATTAAACCAATCTCGCAAATGTATTCGATAACAAGACCAATATTTACACCCTCGATATGTCAATTGATAACAAGCAGGTGGTCTGTTATCTGCATCCATATCGTCAAAGTGATATCGGTAGTCTTGCATTATCTATTACCAACAAGTTGAGCAATAGATGCTTGATGACGACGATCTTGCTTTTGTTTTTGCTCTTTAATGAGTTGAAGTATGTTAATTTTCTTCATTACTTATGCCCCTCTTTTACAAACTTAACACCACGATAAGTTTCATTATACTGTTGGGGTTGTTGCATCATTTGTTGCTGGTACTGAAGACGCTTTTCGGTATCGTATTCAATACCACGATATACTACTTTAGACATTAGGATTTTCCTCCAGAATGAGATTATTAGTCCCGTTCCTTCGGGCGGTTTGCGTCCCATTGGGATGAACGATCCGTTCCGCCGTCCTACTTGCGTCAGAGATTCCTCTGATGAACGTAGGGTCAGTTTAGACCCGATTTTCTATATAGTCAAATAGTTTTGTAAAGTTTGATACCGTTTTACAATTACTTTTTTTCTTTTTTATCCATTTGCATCACTTGATACAAAGGAGTCTTTTGAAACTTTTTAATTTTTTTATACTCTTTTATTACATTTTTAAGTTCGGATTGATTTAATTCTTTTTTAAGTTCTTTTCTGAGAACATCTTCAAATTTTTCTTTCATCTTTTCTTTTTTTCCGAACTTTTTGACTGAATATTCCAAAGTTTGGGATTTGTTCTTCCCTCAGATTGTTTAAATGACAACAAATTTTCCCTATATCTATCCCAATAATAATCAAATATATCTACCTTTTTGTTCGTCAATACAAGATCATATTTTGTTAATCCTTCATCTTCATAAGATACAAGGTAAGTATTATAAGGTAAACTTCTATCATTTGCTATTTCTGGTGAGCAATCTTGATGAAGTATTTTCATTATCCACGTCCACCCCACTTAATATCTGGGTATGCTTCGGATACAATTTCTTTACTAATTTTATATTTTTCTTGAAGTTTTTTATCTTTGCACAAACATATAATCTCTGCTTCTAATGGGTGCAATCCTTCTAGAAGATTAATGAATATATTTTCTCTCCTCAGAGAACTTAGAGAATCATTTCCACCTTTTACAAAGTTATAAAATTTTGTATATTCAGTTCTAATAGTGGTGTATTTTGTATCTGATGCTCCTATGGAATCAGAACTTAAATCACCCATAGTATCAACTGCTTGCTGAATCCTTTCAGTCATCGTTGATGTCTTAAAGTCATTATCCCCAAAATATGGAACTTCTCCAGGTGGAAGAACAGACACCACACTTTCATCAAAATTCCAAATAAAAATTGCCTTTAAAGAATCATGTTCATATTCTTTAAGAATTTCTACTTTTTTGGCATTTGACCTTTGTTTAGATGCCAAAGAAAGTACTTCAAATGCAAATGGCTTTGGAGGCAATTTAACTGTCTTAACTTCAGTCTTCTTCCTCGTCTTCGTCGTAGTCATGGTCATTTTCAAATCGTACTGCTATTATTTCGTCTGGAATTATATTTCCATTAGTATCAAACATTTCTGGATGTGTGTATACTTGTAATTGCTGAGAACTATACACATGCTGTTTTGTTAGCCAACCAATTACCCCACCTACCAATAAAAATAAAATAGAAACTAAAGAAAAAATTGTGAGTTCTGCTGCTAACATTGTTATTCCTCCGAGAGAACTATTTCTGTTCAATTATAGAAAAATTTAAATCTATTAAAATTTCTCTCTTTAGGAGAGAAATCGTCTTACAAAAACTAAACGTTTTTTGTTTAGTTTTTAGACTTTTACTTTTCCTCCCCTTTCGAAGTAGCAACTCAACACCCCTATTAATTTCGGGATGATCAGAATTATTTATAGGGGTCATTTAAATTAACCCATTTTCTACCAGATACTTTACAGTATCAGTACACCCTCCTAATTTTTTGCCATCAAGAATTACCTGAGGGAAAGTGGATCCAACACCAAATTCTTCATAAAATTCGTCTTTTACAAAATCTACATCCAATTCATATAAGGTATATTGAATGCTTCTTTGCTCTAAAACAGATTTAATTTTATCGCAGTATGGACAACCACTTTTAGTATAAACAGTTATATTCATAGTACTTTATTCCTTCTTGGTTTGTATTTGTACAAATTTAAATTTTCAGTTAAAAGTTGTCTTTTCCAATTCAATATAGCATCATATCTTTCTTGTGTAAAGAAATCTTGTCTAAAGAACCACTGCTCCCATTGTTCATGCCCCTTATCACTGTTGCATTTAATGCAAGCACATACAACATTTGTGATATGGTCATTTCCCCCATGAGATTGTGGAATTATATGATCGATTGATAAGTTCTCTGCTTTTGAACCACAATATGCACATTGATGATTCCATTTTTCTTTTATTGAATTCCTCCACATTTTTTTTGCTTCATTTGGTGAACAAGTATGCAAGTGATACAAAAAATCTTGTGGTGAATTTAGAATTTCCATAAATTCCTACTCTGGTAGATTGTTGTCGTTTAAATGAATCCAACTTGTAGCAATATATTAAAATTATAATATTATACAACAAATGCCCCATACACCAACGTGTAAGAGGCATTTAATGGGAAATTTTTACTATCCATAAAAAAAGTTAACACATAATTATATATTACTATTTTTCTTTTTTATGTTTTCTCTCACAAGTGCTTCTTCCCCAAGCACGATTTATACTATTAACATATGAACAAATTTTCCCCATTTCTCCACAATATGGACATTTAGAACCTGGAGGATCTTGAAAGTATCCATCTTCAATTAAAGGATGTTTTGCCATTTTTTGACCTAAATTTGTTTAGTTTCATTATTGAATTTACTTTTTTTAGCACAAGCACTTCTTGCCCAAGCACGACTTAAACTATTTACATAAGAACAACTTTTTTGTTTTTGTTTACAATGTGGACACATAGAATCTGGAGGATCAGCAATATATCCATCTGGAGTATACATCCGTTTCTTTTTTAAATTCTCTGCTTGTCTGCGATTCCTGTAATTCATATCCGTACAGGTTTTCCTTGACCCTCTGGCAATTTACGTTGTTTTAGTTCAAGTAAATTATCTATATGTTCATTATATTTTTCTGAACTTTTATTATGAACTGCAACAATATCTGTTGTTGGAAGTGATTTGGGAATTTCAATGTCAACGACTTGTCCCATCAAAAAGCAATTTCTAGTATAAGTTCTATTCATTGGGTCAAAAGAAACCATTTCTAAAGCATCAGATTCTTCTCCACAATCTACAATTTTTATTCCAGTTTTTTTGTTAATCACAGAAAAGTATTCTTCATTATATTTTTTCATTATTTAAATCCTTTACTTTTTTCCTTTTTATCCAAAACTTCAAAATAGTTTAAATTCCCAAAAGATGATTTCTCAAACCAGTAAGACTTTGCATCTTCCCAATTATCAAAAACAATGCTCTTTCCATTGGACAATATCAACTTATAATTGTGTTTATCATAAGGCAAATCAGAAGTATTTGCAAAAACTTTAAGATTCATATGGTTACCAAATTTAAACTAATAGTCCTTTCAATAAATGGGTTGCTTCAGAAAATCTATCCACATAATGAATAAGTTTCATTTCATCATTATTCAAAAATCCATTATCCAACATTTCATCCTCTATCCAAGTTTTAAATGTTCTCCACATTCTACCAACACAAATAATTGGTTTTTTATCAATATGATTGACCTGAACCAATTGAAAAATCATTGCCATTTCAAGAAGTGTTCCAATACCACCAGGAGTAACAATAAAAGCATCACAGTCAGAAAAAGTTTTTAACCTTGAATAAAATGTTTGATGCTTTTCATACTCTTGAACATAAGGATTAACACCTTCCTCAAAAGGAAGATGAATTGCTTCTGCAACAGAGCATAATGAATTGCCACTACAAACACTCATTGCTCCCTTATTTGCTGCCTCCATGGTCCCTGGACCCCCTCCAGTAACCACTACCCATCCTTCTGCTGCAATATTTCTACCAAGTTTCTCTACTGCTTTATAAAGTCCAGAATCAGGACTTGTTCTTGCCGACCCGAAGATTGCTACTTTCTTCATTTTGTTTATTTACTGGCCTTCTATATATCTGAGGCCAAGTATCTCTGATTATTTCTGCTAGTTTATATGATGCTTCTGAACTAATCATTTCCACATAACATCAATAATGATAATGGTCCGTAAGTGAAATTAAAAACATAAAAACTCCAAAAAATATGAAAAATATTAAAATTCCTAGCATAAAAAGGAGTTCTGGGGAACTCCTTTATTTATTTTAGAGTGCATTACCTCTTGGTAAAACTTCCTCTGGGAATACAAAATTCTCATGTGGTTGGTCTACTGGTGCCATCCAGGCACGAAGACCTTCATTCAGAAGAATATTCTTCGTGTAGAAAGTTTCAAACTCTGGGTCCTCTGCTGCACGAATTTCCTGACTCACGAAATCATAAGCACGTAGATTGAGAGCAAGACCAATAATCCCAATAGAGGATGTCCAAAGGCCCATGACAGGAACAAAAAGCATAAAGAAATGAAGCCAACGCTTATTGCTAAAAGCAATGCCAAAAATCTGCGACCAATAACGATTAGCTGTGACCATTGAATAAGTCTCTTCCTCTTGAGTCGGTTCAAATGCTTTGAACGTATTTGAAGCATCTCCATCCTCATAAAGTGTGTTTTCGACTGTTGCCCCATGAATAGCACAGAGCAGTGCTCCACCCAGGATACCAGCAACTCCCATCATATGGAAGGGGTTGAGGGTCCAGTTGTGGAAACCCTGAAGGAACAATAGAAACCTGAAGATTGCTGCCACACCAAATGAAGGTGCGAAGAACCAACTGGATTGACCCAGAGGATACATTAGGAACACGGAAACGAATACGGCAATCGGTCCAGAGAATGCGATTGCGTTATAAGGACGGATACCCACAAGACGTGCAATCTCAAACTGACGAAGCATGAACCCTATGAGAGCAAAGGCTCCGTGGAGTGCCACAAAAGTCCAGAGTCCCCCAAGTTGGAACCACCTGACGATATCCCCTTGAGACTCAGGACCCCAAAGTAGAAGAAGAGAATGACCCATAGAATCTGCAGGCGTTGACACAGCTGCCGTAAGAAAATTAGCACCCTCAAGGTAACTAGACGCCAACCCGTGGGTGTACCAGCTTGTAACAAACGTTGTGCCAGTAAGCCAGCCACCAAGGGCAAGATAAGCAGTGGGAAAAAGTAATAGTCCAGACCAACCCACAAATACAAAGCGATCTCGTTTAAGCCAGTCATCCAGGACATCGAACCATCCTCTCTGTTGAATTGGTTGTGAAAGAATTGAAGAAGTCATAGCCTCCTATGTTATTTCTCATATTTAGTTTACACTTCTTCACAAAATAAGTCAATGAGTGTTTGTGCTCACCCCCAATAAATTACTGAAAGAGTGAAGGATACGAACACAATGATTGTGAAACCCATCATACCTACACCTGCCCAGATAACCCAGGGTTCCATAGGATGGTGTTGATTATTATGAGACATTGGTTTTATGCTTTTGTAGATACGCAACTAAATCTTCAAGGTAGTTGGATGCTTTATCCCAATCTCCACCAAACCTATCATTAAGTTCTTCATAGATTTTTTCTGCCCTTTCAGGTGCAAGATTGGTTGCTTGAATAAATCCTTCTTTGGTAATCATAATAAAATTTTTAAGTGTCTAGGTATTGTAGCATATTTTGTAAGGTCTGTCTATTCTCCCTCACAAGACCTAATGCCCTATTGCAATGATTACAAAGCAATCCTCTAACTTTACCTGTATTATGGTCGTGGTCAACACAAAATTTATCACTGCCCCTATATCCAATAGGGTCTGTTGATTTGCAAGTTGCACACTTATAAT